CTGTTTGGTCAGCGATAGTACCCATATCGAAGCCCGAACCAACACTTTGACCTGTGTCATCAAGATAAGCAACCATACTTTTTAAAGTGGATAAGTCTTGCTTCCCCGAAAGTATTGTTTCAAGGTTCGTAACATCTTCAATGCTCCACTTAACCAGCGACGAGGCTATGCGCTTTGACATCCCTGTGTCGCTGACCATACGAAGATACCAACTCGAAGGTAGCGTAGTCTGTGTAGGTAATTCGTTTTCTTTTATCATAGTGTTAATATATTATCGTCTTCATTAGCCAAAGGAACAGAACTCTCGTCGGTAATAATAATATCCCCACTTATATTCTGAGTCATCCTGTTCGTAACAGTCTTTAAAGAGATAGACCCTATACCTGTTTTTTTGCTTGTCCATTCAATCTCTAAATCCCCCGTTCGTGTGTATTGTACCCATTCGACAAGGGTAATATCGCAACAAAATATGTGGTTTATCTTTTCTAAAAAATACCAGGGCACACCCAGTGAATCGCCAATCGTCAATACGTGCGTATCAAAAGGCATCGCATAGGTTAACGTATCTTCCTGATGCTGGTTCGTGAATAGTGAAAAGTCCGCCCCAGCCTCGTAGCCGTCAGGCATAAAGCCCCCCTCAATACGGAACGTAAATGTATCGTAATCGAAATCCCCAAACACGGTTTCAAAGTCATTGCGGGTATTCCCGTAAGCTATAAGGAAAGTGTCCGTGTGGTTCCCAACTTCTATTGGCCATGAATCAGCTAAGGTATCTAATAGGCTTTCTGTTGCTATCTCAACGCCACCGGTGGGAATCCAGGGATCAGTTGTATTATACGGCCCTCCGGTATATTTCCAGATGTTATGCCCGTGAACGTAATACTCACCCACTACTGGAATGGATTCCGCAAGCAAGGGGTAAGAAGATTCTTCGGCCGTTATCCTCACTTCGTAGATGCCGCTAAGCCCAGAGAATGATAGCTTGGCATTAGCATAGTCGTACCCTGCTGAGAGCGTAGCCCAATAGAACGGGAATATACCCCGACAAGTGCCATACTCATCAAAGACCTCAAGGGCGAAGACCTCCGAGGGTGTGGCATCGGCAAACCATACCTGTATCTTTGTGCTATCATTTGGCACCCATTTCTGAGTATAGCACATAGGATAGAACGTGCCCTCTGTTGCCATCGTGGGATTTTGAAAAACCAACGGGCAGAGTTTAGGTATTGTTATTCGGGAAGTGTATAGCATATTCCGTTCCAGCTTTGTGATTCTACCTTCGTTAATTGCAAAGATATATCATTAATGAAAAAATTATATGTCTTATTACTGAAATTATCTACAACAGCGTAGTATTTCGTTGTGTCTAAAGTCGTTAAGCGTTGTGAGGTATCAAAAACAATAGAATACGGGTAAAATAGAGGGTCTTTGGTGAACGTTACCTCTCTTTCTTTTAAGTACGCTACCTCTGTCCAGTTGTCCGTATCTAACCAGTCGGCATCTTCAATCGTTGCACCTGTGTAATTATAGTATCTTATCTGACCAATCGAAACATCCAAAATTCCCGTTTCTGCAATCGTTAACAACGGGAATTTCGGTTTCTTAGCGAAAAAGCGAACNGTAATATTTAACGCTCTATCCGTCAGGTTCGTTATAGCANCTGTAAGATTCGTATAAGACGAGTAACGAACGAAGCCTTTTATTGTCGCCCCGTCCTCACCATCNGAAGAAGCGAAAACAGGATTACCGGAAACAAGTAAGTACCGCTCATTGGAGAGCAGAATATTCATTGGGCTTAGACGTAGGTTATATTCCCCACCGATACCGTTTCTTAAATAGTAGTCTTTATTTAGTGTCGCTTGGTTATATGAGTCGAACGCGTTTATATCGAAAATAAAAATATCCTCTGAATATTNCTGTTTTTTAGTTGAAGATGTCCGGAGTTTGTCCAAAGTTTCCTCGATATCGTAGGGAGAGGCTTTAAAGGGACTTACTAAGTCCAGCTCTTTCTNGTCATCGGAGAGCTTGAAAACATTCTCGCAAAATATAGACTTTTCGGCATCATTATTAACCTTATACCCAACACGAACAGATCCGTAAACGTGCTCATTCGAGTACTCAAAAACGGGGTTATTAATCGGGACAAGCGTACCGCCTAAAGTGCCGGAGAAAAGATTATCCACGTAATCCACCGTTACCGTAGTTCCAGAAACAGAGAGAGCCGCACCAGAACAGCGCAAAGACTTCTTTATGTCGTCTAACGTCAGGGAGAGCTTGGCTTCTAAGGACTGAGCTAAACAGGATTCCGAGGCTAAAAACAGAGTATCTGGAATGTTATAAACAAGCGTGCAGGGCGTAATCTTTGCCAATAGAGCCGTTAGAGCTTGTTTCTGTGTCATCCCGTAAACCATATAATTAGAATAAAGCGATTCTGTGATGTAAGAAAACGAAAGTCTTGTTTCCTCGTAGGAATGCACCTCACTTAACATCTTGCTCGTCACCTCAAGGACTAAGGATTCATTAACATTCAGGTTAATAATTTGACTATATTCTGCGCTGTCCTCAAAGGTGTAAAGGCAGTAATCACCAAGATAATCAGCCTTATTCGTACAAGGCCATTCTTTTATCGTACTAACAAGTGTTCCTGCTGTGTATTTATTCAGCCTCATCTTATAAGTAGATGCATCCCTTCGCTGGTGAGCGTGCCCTAATATCACTATCTTTCCAAGTTTATACTTTATTGTATAATTACCGGAATAAAGGGAGGTTGCTCCCATCTTATCAGCAAAGAGCAAACGATCAGTTGCTGTGCGCTTAACGAGAACACCCGGGATAACAGTACTCGGTGAGTCAAACGAAACCAAAGCGGGAGCAAAGACATTCTCAATATCCCTCGATAGTCCCGTGTAAAGAAGCGTATAAGCATCGGGGTTTGGTGTGCGTGTTGCCTGAATAGGTACATCAATATCGTATTTCACAGACGCATTATCAACTAATTTCTTTCTTATACTGTTCTCAATAAATGAAAGTCGTATTCTTTCCCGTTCCTCTCGATAAGTCGTCATATCTGCCGTAAACGTGGCAATCTCTGAGTATGTCCAATCGTTATTTCGCTTTGAGAATATCAGCTCAAGGTCTTTGCCATCGCTTCGTGCTTTGGAAATGATTTCAAGATGCGCAAATTCAAGTTCGGAGGTTATCTCGCGGTCGGCAACTAAGTCCTGACGGGTAATAGCCATCTCGAAGTCGGGCCAATTATACGGCTCAACGTCGGCAGTCTTATACCCTTGATGAGTAACCCCAGAAGTATCAACCCAAGAAAGGGTTTTATACCTCAGCGTGAACTTGTTTTCTTTTGGCATCATAAGCCGCTAATGTATAACGTAAGACAATAAAATTAAGAAATATCATAGATGCGATCACTACAAGGATAAGAACAACAGCTTTCCATATAGGTATCGAAAGAATAAGAGCAAGTACAACACCTACGGCTAAGCCGAAGATTGAGTAAGGAAGAAAAGAAAGTAAATATTTCATAGTTTGCGTGCAAATATAAGTTTGTCCATTAATCGTTCCTTAGGTAGTTGAAAGGTCTTGCCCTCCTCTATTGCTATCAGCTTATCGAGTTTCTTTTCCAGAGTTTTGGTGGAAAAGTTCAACCCAGCATTCACCATCACCATCTTGGCTATCGCTTCATTGTTCAGGTTTGAGGCATCAGGGAAGACCGTAGAGCCACGCTCGAGGTGTACGAGCGTTGGAGTATCGGGCGTAATGTAAACCTCGCCACGTGGCGTTAAAACAACCTCTTTGCGCTTCTCACCAACAACGGCTAACCCTGTTTCTTTCATTTCGCCCCCCTCCTCGAAGTAAGGAATCGACTGAGCAGCGATAAGAGCCGTCGCAGCAACAGCCTCAGCAAGATACATGGGCGTAAGAACACCCATAACATTAGTGGGGCTGGAAATCTTCAACGCAGCATTAATCCAAACCTTAGCCAATGCCATTGCCTGCTCAAGAAAGAACTTCCGACGCTCGGCTTCCTCTCTTCGTTTCTCAATCTCTTGTTCCCTCTTTTCTGATTCGAGTTCGATAGCTTCTTTTTGTGCTTCGTATTCCTCTTGCGTCATTAAAGATGAATCGTACTGGCTTTGTATAACCTCCAGCCTTTTATCTTTCACCCTCTCTTGTTTCTCCAATTCCTTATCCAATTGTTTGTCGTACCACTCGAAATATGATTCCCAAACCTCCTTTAGGGCATCCTTCGTGTTTTCCGCTATCCCCTTTTGTAAATCTTGGCGACGATTTTGCACCTCTTTTTCAAGTTCTAGCCTTTGGTCGGATGCAAGCTTCTCTTCTTCGATAATAATACTATTTAACTCAGCCTGTGTGTCGATATATTCCTGTGTGCCCTCTTTGTACATACTCAGCTTGTGTTCAACGAAAGCTTTTTGAAGATTCAGTGATTCACGTTCATATTCCTGTTGAAGAAGAAGAACCCGCATAGCGTTATCATCACCGAAGAAAATATCCAGCATATTCTTCTCTGAGTATTTATTCTCAAGCTCTTTATAATGTTTGTCCATTAAGGCTTGCTGTTCCTCTAATTGGATATCCATATCCCGAATTGTATCTTTATAGCCGTCTAAGGTGATGCTCCGTATGTCAGATATGCGCTCAATCTCTAATTCTTTGATGGTTTTATTATACTCATCTTGTGCCTTTACTAAAGCCCCTTTGTGATTGTTTTCGAGTATCTCAATATTCTCGGAATGGTTTCTTTGCGCTTTTTCGTATTCCTCTAAAGATAGTTTCCCCTGTTCGTAGAGTTTTTTGTTTCCTTCTAAGGTCTTATCTATCCGTTTCCTATCAACACGAAGTTTCTCATCGGCATTTCTCTTCGCAACCTCATAATCTGCTTTAGCTAA